TATGGATCCATAAAAGGGTAATAAATAAGATAGAATTATAATATTCAATGCCCGTAGAGCGCGTCAGTAAATCATTTAAAGACGTTAGCATGTCTTTTCAGGTTAATCCATTAACCTATGACTTGATTGCGCTTACAAATGAAAATGCAATCGCTCGTTCTGTTCGTAATCTCGTTCTTACTAACAGGGGTGAGCGGTTTTTTGATAGTAATGTAGGTTCAAGAGTAAATTCCTTACTATTTGAATCACTTGACGATATTACTGCATCTTCTGTTAGAGATGAAATTGAAAACGTTATCAATAATTATGAGCCTAGAGTTGAATTAATATCGGTTGATGCAGTTCCAGACTATGACAATGGCGAATTAAATGTGACAATTAGATATTATATCATTGGAATTGACGCACAACCACAACAGTTATCATTTGCATTACAGCCAGCACGATAATGCCACTAGTTAATTTTACAAATCTAGATTTCGATCAGATAAAAACATCCATTAAAGATTATCTTAGATCCAACTCAAATTTCACGGATTATGATTTTGAGGGATCTAATTTATCTGTAATTCTTGATGTTCTGGCATATAACACCTATATTACTTCATATAATGCCAATATGGTATCAAATGAAGTTTTTATTGATAGTGCAACTCTTAGAGAAAATGTAGTTTCCCTTGCACGAAATATTGGTTATGTACCGAAATCTAAAAAATCATCAAAGGCAAACATATCTTTTTTTGTAGATACTTCTAGTTCTTCAGCATATCCAACAAAACCCCAAACTTTGACTTTGAACAGGGGGGTTGTTTGTTCAACATCTGCTTTTGGAAATCAAAGTTATACCTTTTCTATCCTTGATGATGTTACTGTCCCCGTAGTAGATAATATAGCATCTTTTAATAGCATTGATGTATATGAAGGAACATATATTACTACAAATTTTACAGTAGATTCTTACAATCCAAATCAGAGATTTATCCTTCCAAATTCCAATATCGATACTTCATCTATTAGAGTCATTTGGAAGCCAAACGCTTTTTCTGATATCAGTAGAAAATACAGACAAGCAGATAGTCTTTTTAATATAACTCCAGATTCTCCAATATTTTTTGTTCAAGAGATTGAAGATGAAAGATATGAATTAATTTTTGGAGACGGTGTATTTGGCAAAAAATTAGAAGCACCAAATTATCTTGAAGTTTCTTATTTGGTTTCTAATGGAGAATTGGCAAATAATATTTCTCAATTTAATTTTAGCGGAAAAATAACTTCTCCTAGAGATTTGACTTCGGCAGTTGCTGGAATTTCTCTGATTACCACAAACCAAATTTCATCTTTTGGTAAAAATATTGAAAGCGTAGAATCTATTAAAAAATATGCCTCTAGAATTTACGCATCCCAGAATAGAGCAGTAACTGCTAAAGATTATGAATCAATCATACCATCAATTTATGAAGAAACTGAGTCTATTTCTGTTTTTGGTGGAGAAGAACTTATTCCTCCTCGTTTCGGAAAAGTTTTTATAAGTATAAAACCTGCAAATGGGGCATATCTTTCAAACTTTATTAAAGATAATATAAAAAGAGAACTTAAAAAATATTCAGTTTCCGGTATTAGTCCAGAAATTATAGATTTAAAATATCTTTATCTCGAACCAACAATCAATGCATATTATAATACAAATCTAGCGCAATCTGCAAATTCCATCAATACTATCGTATCAAATACCGTTGATAGATATGCACAGTCTACAGAACTTAATAAATTTGGAGCAAGATTTAAATATAGCAAATTTTTAAAAGTAATCGATGATAGTAGTGATGCAATAACGTCTAATATTACAACGATTGTAATGAGAAGGGATTTGAGAGCTGTGTTAAATAATTTTGTTGAATATGAAATTTGTTTTGGAAATAGATTCCACATTAAAGATGAAAAGATTATCAATGTCGAATATTCTGGTTTAAATATTAATGGTATTAGTGAAAACAGTTTTAACATTAAATCTTCTGGATTTAGTGTCAGTGGAATCCCTGGAACAGTTTACCTTTCAGATGTAGCAAATCAGGACAAACAAACAGGATCAATTTTTCTGTTTCGTTTAAACTCCCCAACCCAACCAGAAATTGTTAAGAAATCAGTTGGTACTATTGATTATATTAAAGGAGAGATTAAACTTTCACCTATTAAAATTATGAGCACTACTATTAATAAAGGTTTTCCAACTATAGAAATTTCTGCCTCTCCATATTCAAATGATGTAATTGGATTGCAAGATTTGTATCTTCAATTAGATTCTAGCAAAACAACAATTAATGTAAAACCAGATCAAATTTCATCTGGATACGATATTTCAGGAACTAATTATTTGGTTTCTTCAAGTTATACAAACGGACTTTTAGTAAGATAAAATGATATCAACAGATTTCAAGAGAGTACAACTTCAAAATATAGTTGAGCATCAGCTCCCTTCTTTTGTAAGAGAAGATTTTCCTCTTATAACAGAATTTCTGAAGCAATATTATATTTCTCAAGAATATCCTGGAGCTTCTGTAGATTTAATACAGAACATAGATGAATATTTAAAATTAGAAAATCTTACAAACAACTCCGAATTTACAGAATTATCTTCTGATGTATCTTTTTTTGATGAGACAATCAATGTTAAATTTGATTTAACTAATAATATCTTTGGAACGTATCAGTTCCCAGAAAAATATGGACTGATACAAATTAATGATGAAATTATTTTATATACCGGAAAAACTAATAATTCTTTTACGGGATGTGTAAGGGGATTTAGTGGTGTTACATCTTATACAAATACCAACTCTACTGATAATTTAATTTTTTCAACATCAGAAATAGCAGAGCACCAAAAAGATACCAAAGTTACCAATCTAAGTGCTCTTTTACTAAAAGAATTCTTAACAAAAATTAAATATCAATTTACACCAGGATTTGAGGAAAGAGAACTTGATTCTGATGTAAATCAAAGACTTTTTATTTCAAGAGCAAAAGACTTTTATCAAACCAAAGGAACTGATGAGTCTTTTAAAATTTTATTTGGTGCTTTATATGGAGAAAAAGTTGAGGTAATTAAACCAAAAGATTATCTTTTTAGACCTTCAGATGCCCAATATAGAGTTACTAAAGATTTGGTTGTAGAATCAATATCAGGGAATCCTCTTGAACTTCTGAATAATACTTTATATCAAGATTCTTATGATAATTACGGAATAGAAAGAGCGTATGCTTCGGTAACCAATATAGAAAAACTTTTTTACAAGGAAAAGGAATATTATCAAATTAGTGTTGATTTTGATTATTCAAAAGATATTTCATTTGATGGTAGTGTGCTTGGAAATTTTTCCGTACATCCACAAACTAAGATAATTACAACAGTTTCCTCTGGTTCTACTGTAATAGATGTAGATTCAACAGTCGGATTTCCAGATTCGGGAGAATTGGTTGTAAATTATCCCTCTGGAACTGTTGGCATACTAACATACACTTCTAAAACAATAAATCAATTTATTGGAATTTCTACAACATTACCAGAGAATATTAATTCTTCAGAAGATATAAGATTAAACATATATGCGTATGGTTATGTTGGATTTGGAACTACTTCTAGAATAGACGTTAGAATCGGTTCAGTTTTATCAGAATTTTTAATTGATGGTTCTACATATTACTTTTCTAAAAATGACACCGCAAAAATAAAATCTCTTGGAATTACTACTTCTGGACCTAGAGTAGATAGTTGGATTTATAATTTAGCAACTAAGTACGATGTAGAATCAATTATTCTATCAGACTCCTCTAATTTTACATATAAAATAAAAACATTTGTAAAAAATAACTTTAGTATTGGAGACAATTTGACAATTACAGATTCAACGTCTGTTTCAAAAAATTGTCATATCAGTGATATCACCGACGCTTTTACTTTTTCAATAACTGGTCAAGGGCAAATTTTAACAAATAGATTTGGATTTGTAATTCAAAAAAATCTTTCAAAACCAAAAGTAAGTTCAAATCTTTCAGAATATTCTTACATTACAAATTATGTTTCAAACATACAAAATACATACTCTAAATTTAACCAAGATGTTTTAGTTGCAGCATCTTCTTTACCAACGTATTATAATCAACCATTAAATTTCTATGATAGAAAGATAGATTTAGATGGAACTTATAGTGGAGAAATTTTTACTACTAGTGTCCCAGATCATGGATATTATACTGGCGATGCCGTCTATTATAAACCTTATACGCAATCAACTGATGTAGATGGAACCACGATTACTGTAACAAGTAAATTTGATAATATGGAAGAAGGGGTTTATTATGTAGAAAGATTATCCAACCCAAATCAATTCAAATTAGCAACAAGTCAAGCAAATTTATATAATAAAAATTATATATCAGTATCTGGTATAGTAACTTCAAATACCTTAGAGCCAATAGACTTTTATAATAAAACAATTCAACATCAAAATTTACTAAAAGAAATTAAAACCCCAAATAACGAAAGTGGAAATTATATAACAGAACCAGGAAGAACCGGAATCTTAATAAATGGTGTTGAAATCTTAAACTATAAATCAGATAATGTTATTTACTATGGTTCTATAGACAACATCACTGTTTCCGCCAAAGGAACAGATTATGATGTAATTAATCCTCCAATTTTATCCATAAATGATGCCGTTGGAACTGGAGCGACAGGTATATGTGCTGTAAAAGGATCTTTTAAACAAATTGATATATTAGATTCTGGATTTGATTATGTATCCAAACCAATAGTAACAATAACAGGAGGAAATGGAACGGGAGCAAAGGCAGATGTAAATACCAAATTTATAAATCATTCGGTGCCTTTCAATGCAACCCTAGAATCTGCATTTGTTAATCTTACAGATGATACTATTGGATTTTCTACTTATCACAAATTTAGAAATGTAGAAAAAGTTATCTATAAAACTGATAACCAACAAGGAATTTCTGGTATTGTTACTGACTCAGTTTATTTCGCAAAATCCATAGATTCACAAACAATCAAACTTTATAAGAATGAAGGAGATGCTATATCTGGAGTTAATACAATTTCTTTAAATTCTTATGGTGTGGGTGTTCATAGAATACAATCTTTTGATAAAAAACAAGTGATATCAAATATTGTAGTTATAGATTCTGGAGAAAACTATGAAAATAAAAAAAGAGTAGCGACTCCTTCAGGTATTAACACCGCATCAAATCAGATTAATATAGTTAATCATCAATATAACACAGGGGATATTGTCCAATACTCATATGATGCAGTTCCTGTATCGGGAATTAGCTCATTAACATCATATATTGTTACTAAAATTGATGATAATAATTTCAGATTATCAAACGTTGGCGTAGGATCTATTTCGAAATTATTTTATTTTGATAATAAGCAATATATCAACTTAGAAACTATTGGATCTGGAAATCATATTTTCAATTATGAACCTATTTCTGTTTCTGTAATAGGAGAAATTGGTGTATCAACTTTTTCTGGACAGGATTTTTCCGCAAAAATTCAACCAATAGTTAGAGGATCAATTGAGTCTGTACAAGTTACAAGCTCTGGAGTTGGATATGGGACAGATATTATAAACTATAATAGACAACCACTTTTTACCTTGTCAAGTGGTTCTTCAGCAGAACTTCTTCCTATTGTTGATAATGGAAGGATAGTTGAAGTTCTTGTGACAAATGAAGGAAAAAATTATAATTCTCCGCCAAGACTTGAAATATCTGGAACAGGAAAATATGCAAAATTAGTACCAATCATAATTGACGGAAAAATTAAGTCAGTAAAAATTGATTCTCCAGGAACCGGATATTCAGAGAAAACAAGAATAAATGTAATTCCAAGTGGAACGGGTGCATTATTTTTTGCAGACATTCAAAAATGGACTATTAATCTTTTTGAAAAATATTTGAATATTATTTCAGATGATGATGGAATCTTAGCACCATCTTTTAATGATGAGTTTGGTATTCAATATACCCACTTATATGCCCCAAGAAAACTGAGAGAGTCTATATACGGAAAAAATCAAGATAATCAAATACAATATGGTGTTTTTGATTTACAAAAAACAAATATAGGAGAAATAAAGTCATTATTTCATTCCCCAATAATTGGTTGGGCATATGATGGAAATCCAATATATGGTCCATATGGATTTTCTGAAAAATCGGGCAGTGGAACTGTTCGTGAGATGAAATCTAGTTATGTTTTAGTAACTAAAACTAATAGACCGCAATATAAACAAGGATTTTTTGTAGAAGATTATGAGTTTGATGGTTCTGGTGATTTGGATGAACATAATGGGCGTTTTTGTGTAACTCCAGAATTTCCGAATGGTGTTTATGCATATTTTGCAACTATCAATCCAGATAAAATTGAAACATCATCAACATTTATCAAGTACAAAATACCTGTTTTCCCATATTTAATCGGAAATTCATTTAAATCAAAACCAAACTTATTTAATTATACTAAAAATATCAATCAAAAATCATATGATTTGAATACCACATCTTGGTTTAGAAATACTACTCCATATAATTTAACAGAAGAAAAATCTTATTATGACTTTTTATTCCAACCAAATAAAATAAAATCCCAAACAATTAATATTGATGAAGTTGCAAAAGGGAGCATTGATTCTGTTGGTATTATAACGGGGGGTTCTGATTATAAAATTAACGATAAAATTATTTTTGATGATTCTTTATTTGCTCAAAAAGCAAATGCAAAAGTTGATATAATTAAAGGAAAACCCGTAGTTAATATTAGTGCAGCTTCAACAACAATATCTGAGTTGGAACTATTTCCATATGATTCTAGTGGTTCATTCATAGCATTTTCTACTTCTCCACACAATCTAACAAACAACGATTTAATTTCACTATCCGGTATTAATACTTCATCCAAATATCTTCAAAATAGTTTTAATATTGGTGTAAAAACAGAGAGATTAATATTAAACACAGGAATAGGAACAGAGGGAACTACTGGAATTGTAACTTATTTCAATATTTCTGGAAATTTAAATCTTAATATATTCTCAATAAGAGAGAATGATATTCTTTCTATAGAAAATGAAAAAGTAAAAGTCCTTAATGTAGATTCTTTAAATTCAAGAATTAGAGTTTTAAGAGCTCAAGATGGCACCGTATCTTCTGCTCACACTGCTTCTACCGTTTTATATGAAAATACTAGAAAGTTTACCTTCAAATCTCTTCCAGAAAATAATATAACTTTCGAATTAAACAAAGAGTTTTATTTTAATCCCGAAGAATCTTTAGGAGTTGGCACGGCAAGTGGTGTTGGAATTGGCACTACGATTTTCTTCTCCAATCCTGGTGCTGGTATAACACAAATATTCATACCAACTCAATCAATTTATATTCCAAAGCATGATTTGAATAATGGAGACACTTTAATTTACAGTAGTAATGGAGGGAATTCGATTGAAATTCTCAACGCAAGTGGAATTACAACTACTCTTTCAAATTTATCTACAGTATACGTAGCAAAAATTTCTAATGATTTAATTGGAATATCCACATATAAAGTTGGATTGGGTTCAACAGGTACTTTTGTTGGAATTGCAAGCACAACTTCAACAACTGGATTACTTTATTTTGTTAGTGTCGGATCAGGTTCTTATCATAGTTTCAAAACTCAAAAAGAAAAAACAGTTACTGCAGAGGCAAATAAAAACTATATAACTGTTTCCACAGGTTCTACTCATGGATTGAGTTTAAATGATGAGATTAGTGTATCTTTAAAATCTGGAATAACAACTACTATCACGGTAAAATATAACGATTATAATAGAAGAATAATATTTAACCCAAAGAATTTTACTTCTGGAGATGTTGATACTTTAAATAATACTATAACTATACAAAATCATGGTTTTAATAGTGGCGACAAAGTAATTTACACATCATCATCACCATCTGGTGGGTTAGTTGATAATAAGATATACTACATCTTCAGATTCACAAAAGACAAAGTAAAATTATGTGAGAATAGATATCAATCTTTTGAATTTAATCCAGAAACTGTTGATATAACATCTGCATCTTTGGGAACTTTATCTCCAATTAATCCACCATTATCAATTTATAAAAACAATACAATTAAATTTGATTTATCAGATATTTCATTATCAAGTTCAAGTGGATTTTCTACATATTCTGCTTTTGATATGAACATCTACACTGATGCTGAATTTAAAAATATATTCGATTCTTCCACTATTAACCGCAACTTTGAAGTCTTAAAAGTTGGGCAGGTTGGCATAACATCTAATGCAGCCTTATTATTAACAGTATCTGATTTCTTACCAAAAAATCTTTATTATAAGTTTTCCCCAATAAATTCCCAATTTATATCACAATATAAAAAAGAAATTTATATTGATACTGAAGTTGCTAACGGAAATCAAATCAACTTAGTTAATAGTTCTTATGAAGGCACTTTTAATATTTCCGGCGTTGGTACAACTACATTCACTTACAATATAACTAAAAATCCAGAAAATTATTTTTATGATTCAACTTCAGCAAACATTGCATACACTACTAAATCAACCTCTGCCAGCGGAGAAATAGAAAAAATTTCAATAACATATCCCGGCAGTGAATATGTAAATGTTGTGGGGGTATCTACTGTTAAATCCGATAATGGTTCTGGTTGTATACTTGAACCGAGAAGTAATTCCATAGGAAAAATAATTTCAAATACAATACAAGATATTGGATTTGATTTTCCAACGGATAACACTTTAAGACCTGTATGCAATCTTCCTGAAATTTTATTAATGGAACCTCTATCTTCATTTGAAGAAATTGGAATTACTTCGGCAGGAAAAAATTATTCAATTCCGCCCAAATTAGTTGTTGTTGATGGTTATACTAAAAAAGTAGTTGATGACGTAGACTTGTCTTATAAAATAGGTGATACAAAAGTAACAATTTTAAAAAATACGTTTGGAATTTATGATATATCTCCCAGAATTATACCAATTAATAACCCCAATGGAGTAAAAATTAAAAACATTACTTATAATTCCGCCACAAAAGAAGTTACTGTTGGATTAAACACTGGATTTAGTGATTCATTCCCATTTTCCGTTGGAGACAAAGTTTTAATCGAAAATGTATCAGTAAATCCTTTTGCTAGTGTTGGAATTGCAACAACTGGAAAGGGATATAATTCATCCAATTATGATTATGCTTTATTCACTTTAACTAAAGTTTCTTCTGGAGTTTTGGGAGGAAGTGTTGGTGTTGTAACTTATAGTCTAAGTGAATATTTACAAGATGATCAAATTCCAGGAAATTATGATTCTATTAATTCTTCTGGAAGAATCGTAGCAGAAAAAGATTTCCCAGTTTTTGATATAAAATTAAAGAAAAATGATTTTATATTGGGAGAAACTGTAACATCGAATAACAATTCTGGTCAAGTTGAGAGTTGGAACAATCAGATTGAATTATTAAAAGTTTCTACAGAAAACGAATTCTCTGTCGGAGATATTTTAGTTGGGCAAACTTCAAAAACACAAGGAGCAATCAAATCTAAAATAGATTTCAACTCAGAAATTAAATTGGGTGCTTCATCTATTGTTAAAAAGGGATGGAACAGAAGCACGGGATTTTTAAATTTTGATACGGAAAGAATTTCTGACAATAATTACTATCAAAATTTTTCATATTCTTTAAAATCAAAAGTTCCATTTGAAAATTGGAAAGATTCTGTTAGTTCTTTAAATCATACTGCAGGATTTTTAAAATTTAGTGATTTAGTTATAGAATCTAGAGACAATAATTTTAAAGGCGTTTATTCAGATAATCTAGGAAGTTCTGTCGATACAATTATCGACATTTACGACGAGGTAAATATAAATTGCTATTCTGATTTTGATTTAGTTACTGAAAATGAATTGTTTACAGATGGAAATACGATTTCTGAAGAAATTTATTTTAATTCTAGAGTTTTAACTGATTATTACGAATCTTTTGGAAATAGAGTATTAATAATTGATGATATCAGCACTCAATTCAATAGCACTCCCAGACCTACCAAATTTTCTATCGTAGATTTATTTAACATCAATCACAAATCTAAAAAATATTTTACTTATGTAAGAGATAAAAGATATATTAATGAAAGACAATTTTTAATTGTATCTCTTCTTCATGATGGTTCTCAAGGATTTTTAAATCAATATGCTAGAGTTGAAAGTCAACTAGATTTAGGTAGTTTTGATTTTAGTATTTCTGGAGCAGAGGGACAGCTACTGTTTTATCCAACTAAGTACGCAGTCAATAATTATAATATTAGTTTTGCAAGTTTTGATATTATAAGTTCTGTATCTGGAATAGGTTCAACAACTCTAGGAGATGTTGTAAACATAAAAACTTCCAAGGTTTCAACATCTAGTGGACTATCAACAACAATAGTATCTACTGGTTCTACATATAGAGCGTCAAAAATAATTCTACAAATAGATGGGAATAATGGAGAACTTCAATATGATGAATTAAATCTAATTCATGATGGAACTGATGTAGAATTACTAAATTATGGGCAACTAACAAATCATTCATCTGATGCATTCTCTAGTTCTGGATTAGGAACATATAATGCTTATATTTCTGGAGGAAATATAAATGTAGATTTTTATCCTAAAGTTGGACTGGCTGTTACCGTCAATACACTATCAGTCTCAATCGCAAGCACATTATCTACAGGAATTGGAACTCAGTATTTGGGATATGATGTAGAGAATATTTCTTTTATAGATTCTTCATTTACTGCTATTTCTTCATCACCAACCCCAACCGAAAATGTTATTGCAAGATATAAAAATATCTCACCAGACGATCATAATTGTAGCTACTTTATAGTAAGTGTAGAGGATACTACAAACAATCGTTATGAAATGTCAGAAGTAGCAGTTCTTAACTATGATGAAGAAACATACATTACAGAATATGGAAATTTAATAACTCATTCTGGACTTGGAACAATAGGAGTTGGCAATTCAGCATCTTATACCAATTTATATTACACTCCTCTACCAGATATTGATGTTGAGGTTAGGGTTTTCCAAACTTCCCTCCAACTTGTTGATGCCGAAAGTACAACATCAACAGAAATTGATTTAAATAATGCTTTGATAAGTGCCGGGTATGGATTTTACCAAGGAACTCAAATTGACATTAAGAGAGCATTTGATTTAAATCATAAACAAACTCCAATATTTGTTAGACATTTTAATGCTGAAGATTCATCAGTAGTTGATATAGAAAATAATACATTCTTTATTCCAAATCATTTCTTTAATACTGGCGAAGAACTAGAATATTTTTACAATGATGAATATGCAAGTCCTATAGGAATAGCCACGACTAGTTTTATTGGAATAGGTGAGACAAACATTCTCCCACCATCAGTTTTTGCTATTAAACTCAGCGAACAAAAAATACAATTAGCTAGATCTGCAGAAGATGCATTGAAAACTATTGCTGTTCCCTTAGATATAACATCTTTAGGAGTCGGAACTTTCCCTTATCATGCATTCAAAGCAAAGAATCAAAATACAAAATGCATTATTGCAATTGATAATTATATCCAATCCCCAATCGTTTCAACATCAGTTACTACCGGATTGACAACACATATTGGTATTATTGATGACATTATCAAGTTTTCTGGAATTACTTCTTTCTTTAGCGGAGATTTAATTAAAATTGATAATGAAATAATGAGAATTAATACAGTTGGACTTGGAAGCACAAATTATATACTAGTAGATCGTCCATGGATGGGAACAGGAATAGCAACTCACTCTCAATATGCCATGGTAACAAAAATTGAAGGAGATTATAACATAGTTGATAATACAATCAATTTTATTACAGCGCCTCAAGGTCCAATACCCATAGGATCAATAACTAATCCACCAGATGAGAGAGACTGGACTGGAATAACAACTTTCTCCAAATTCCAAGGTAGAACCTTCTTAAGATCTGCAGAACAAAATAGCTCTGAAGAAACTTACATCAAAAATGTTATTTTTGATGATATTTCTCAAAATTTCAATGCAACTCAAAAAACATTTGCATTGAAATCAAACCAACAGAATGTAACTGGATTTTCTACAAATAATTCAGTAATTTTAATAAATGGTATTTTCCAAGGTCCTACAGGACAACTACCAATTCTTCAAGATTATACATTAAATGAGGGATCTGGAATTACTAGTATAACATTTACTGGTTCAGCAACTTCGGTTGCGTATGATCCAAACAATGCAACAATTCCAATTGGAGGAATAATTGTTTCCGTTGGTTCTACTAGTGGATTTGGATATCAACCTCTAGTATCTGCAGGAGGGACTGCAATTGTTTCTATTGCAGGAACTATATCATCTATTAGTATCGGAAATAGTGGTTCTGGATATAGAGCAGGTATTCAGACTACAGTAAGAGTTGGTGTAAAAACATCAATGAATGCAAATTCATCATCAATACAGTTTATTGGTACTGCTGCAATTAGCAATGGGAACATTGTAAGTGTTGCAGTTACTAATCCAGGAGTAGGATATACTGCAACTAACCCCCCAATAGTCATATTTGATAGTCCATTATCATATTCGGATATTCCTTTAATCTATAGTACGGAGTCACCATCTGGATTTGGAACTCAAGCAACAATTGATATTGTTGTTGGACAAGGATCTAGCATAATTGATTTTGAAATTAAAAATCCAGGATATAATTACGGACAAAAGCAAATATTGACTATTCCTACTGGAGGATTGGTTGGCATTCCCACAAATCCTTTAACACCATTCAGTGAATTCCAGATAACAATCGATAAAACTATTTCTGATAAATTCAGTGGTTGGAATTTGGGAGAACTTGAAGTTTTAGATAAAATAGAAGATAAATTTGATGGACGTAAAAAATCTTTCACTATATCGGTAAATTCATCTCCATTATCAATAAGATCTGCAAAAGGCTCAAATATTGATGTCCAGGCAACTTTGCTGGTATTTCTAAATGATATCTTGCAAGTTCCAGGAGAAGGATATACTTTTACTGGAGGTAGTGTTATTACATTTGCAGAGCCACCAAAAGGTTCTTCTAGTGATGGTTCAACGACTGGAGATAAATGCAAAATTCTTTTCTATAAAGGAAGTGGAGACATTGATGTTGTTTTCCGTGATGTTTTAGAAACAGTAAAGATCGGCGATACTTTAACTATTAAAAATCAAGATGAAAGAATAGTCACTGACATTATATCTTCAGATTCTGTTGAAACAAATCCATATAGTGGAGAAAATATAAATGGAAATTCGGATAATCTAAGATTAGTAGAATGGTGCAAACAAACCTCAGATAAAATTATTAATGGACAAATTATTAGCAAGAGTCGTACTCTAAATGAAGCTCTGATTAATCCATCAACTTATATAATTCAATCTGTTGGTATTGGCTCTACTGTTGTTTATGTAGAGAGTGTTAAATCTTTCTTTGATTCTGTTAAAGAGAATCAGACAACAAGAAATAGACAAACTATAATTATGATTTCTCAGGATAGCATTGTTGGAGCGGCTGCAACAGCTGTTGTATCTGCTGGAGGAACAATATCTTCTATCATTATCGATAATGGCGGAGTTGGTTATACAACTTCACCTTCTGTAACAATTGGTAATGCTGTAGGATTTGGAACTACTGCATCTCAACGTGCAGAAGCAAGTTCTTCAATATCTATTGGTGGAACAGTATCTTCAATCACTATTACATCTCCTGGTATTGGATATACATCTTCCAATCCACCACAAGTGCTAATTGAAGTTCCTAATATCATTTATGAAACTAATTTTTCTTCTTCATATTCTGGAGATTTTGGACAAGTAATAGGAATATCAACAACAACTGTTGGAATTGCGTCAACAGCATTAGTCTTTGATTTTTACATTCCCGTTGACTCCGTTCTAAGAGATACTTCTATAGTATCCACAGCAAAAACAGTGAGTGGAATTCAAACTGGATATTATTTTGTCATTCAAAATAGCAATATTGGGAATGGCGTAACATCTTTATATCAAGATGGATCTATTCTTGGCATCGGAACTCAATTTTTAGATGGCGTTTATGAAGTGTCCTCAGTATCAATTGCACAAACTTCTTGCCCAGGAGTTGGACTTACTTATGTTGCTAGAGTTATAACTAGTATTTCCGATTATAATTCATTAACTGGAATTGGATATAGTGCCTTTTTTGGAGAATTTTCTTGGGGAAGAATTGATTTGGGTTCTAGGATAATTCCACAAACTTTCAATTCTTATACCAAAAATGGTTTAGGTGGGATTACCACCTCTACAATTTTAAACAGAGTATCCCCTCTAAAATACCTTGATTATTTCTAAATAAATAGATAAAAAACTCCGTAAAATGTCAGCAATTATAACTGATCAGTTTCGTATATTAAATGCAAAAGAATTTATTGCTAGTGTAGCATCGACTAGCAATTCATATTACACTTTTGTTGGATTGCCAAACGCATCTCAAGTAAGTTCAACTTGGGACACATCACCTCCAGATCCTAGAGATAATTTTGATGAGGAGAACAATTATTGGGACACCATGATTGCTCTTAAAAAGGTTAGTTCTTCAGATGTAAAACAAGTTATTAGAAAAATAACTTGGCAGTCTGGGATAACTTATGATATGTATCGCCATGATATTAGCGGAAATCCTGGCAAACAATCAAAACCATCAAATGCTACTAGTTTGTACGAAGCAAATTATTATGTTGTAAATTCTGATTACAAGGTTTATATTTGTCTTCAAAATGGAACTAATCCAGAAAATCCATCTGGTAGAGCGTCTTTAGATGAGCCAACATTTACAGATTTAGAACCAAGAGAAGCTGGAACTAGTGGTGATGGGTATATATGGAAATATTTGTATACAATAAAACCAAGCGATATTGTAAAATTTGATTCTACAAATTTTATGCCAGTTCCAACAGACTGGGAAACAGATACCAATAATGCTTCTGTTAGAAATAATGCATCCTTAGGTGGACAATTAAAAATTGTAACTATTACGAATAGAGGGATTGGAGTAGGAACTGCTAACAGAATTTATACAAGAGTTCCGATTAAAGGTGATGGAACCGGAGCAGAAGCAACAATTGTTGTCAATAGTAGCTCAAAAGTTGAGTCTGTTACTATTTCTTCCGGTGGTTCTGGATATACTTATGGAACAGTTGACTTAGTTGGTGGAAATGTTCCAACAGGAACAACATCACCAGTATTTAATGTAATAATTCCACCTGAGGGTGGACACGGTGCTGACATTTATCGAGAACTTGGGGCTAGAAATGCTTTAGTGTATTCTCGTATTGAAAACGATGATAAAAATCCCGATTTCATAACTGGAAATCAAATTGCAAGGATTGGAATAGTTGAAAATCCAAAGGCATATGATTCTACAGAAAATCTTAATTTAGATAAAGCAAGTGCAGTTTATGCTTTAAAATTAATTGGAGCTGGATATAGCTCAGCAACATTTACCGCAGATTCTTTTATCACACAAACGATTGGTGTTGGATCTACTGCTGTGGGTAGAGTAGTTTCTTATGATAGTAACACTGGTGTTCTTAAATATTGGCAAGATAGGACATTATCTGGATTTAATACTGATGGAACACAAAATACTTCCCCAATATATGGATTCCAATTAAATCGTTTTACTGCATCGCCAGCAAGTGGCGGTTCTATAAACATTATTGGCGGCTCTACAACTTTAGCAATACAAACATCATTTACGGGTGTTTCAACTGTAATAAATAGTAGGAAATATTATCTTGGTCAATCATTCACTAATGGTGTAGCACAACCAGAAGTTAAAAAATATTCTGGAAATATCATTTATGTGGATAATAGACCTTCTATCACAAGATCAACAAGTCAAAAAGAAGATATCAAAGTCATTTTGCAGTTCTAAAGAATTATGTCACAAGAAACAAATCTCAATGTAGCACCATATTTTGATGATTTTGATGCAAACAATGACTATTATAAAGTTCTTTTCAAACCAGGATATCCTGTTCAGGCAAGAGAATTAACAACATTACAGTCGATTCTCCAAAATCAAATTGAAAAATTTGGGCAACACTTCTTCAAAGAAGGTGCAAAAGTAATTCCAGGAAATACTGCGTATAGCTCTACGTACTATGCAGTAGAACTTGAAAATAATTATCTGGGAATTCCAATTTCAGATTATATCAATCAATTAATTGGAGCAAAAATTACTGGATTAACATCGGGAATAACAGCTGTCGTTGATAAAATAATTTTATCAACAGAATCGGACAGGGGAAATACGACACTTTATGTCAGTTATTTGGGATCAAATTCCCAGGACAATTCAACCTTCCAATTTTCTGACGGTGAATTATTATCATCAAATATCACGATATCTTCAGCAAATACAATTATTGCATCAGGAGAAGCTTTCGCTACAACTATTGCATTAAATGCAACTTCTATTGGCTCAGCATTTTCTATTTCAAACGGAATATACTTTGCTAAAGGTCAATTTTTAAATGTTAGCGATGAAACTATTCTTTTAGATCAATATGGAAATAAACCTAGTTATAGAGTTGGATTGCTAATCACTGAAAAAATTGTTAATTCTGACGAAGACTTGTCTTTAAACGATAATTCAAGTGGTTTTAACAATTATTCTGCCCCTGGTGCAGATAGACTTAAAATTACAACTTCTCTTTTCAAAAAAAGTTTAGATGATTTTGATGATAATAACTTTGTAGAATTAGCGACTATAAACAATGGCGTACTAAGATCTCAAAAAAAGACAACGGATTATAGTATATTAGAAGATGAACTTGCCAGGAGAACTTATTCGGAATCTGGAGATTATTATATAACACCATTTGATATCTCGGCAAAAGAGTCTCTTAATAACAATCTGGGTAATAGAGGTATTTTTAATATAAATCAACAGACATATGGTGGACAATCACCATCTGAAGATTTAGCTTTATATCAAGTTTCTCCGGGTAAAGCATTTGTAAGAGGGTATGAAATAGAAACAATCAGTCCAACATTTTTAGATGTACCAAAACCAAGAACAACAAAAACTTTAAGCAATCAGGCAATAAATTATAATACAGGATCTACCCTTAAACTTAACAGAGTTTATGGGGCGCCTATAACTGGCATAGGAAATACTTATATTTTAAGTTTAAGAAATGCTAGAGTTGGAACTTCTTCTACTTTAAAAGCAGGTAAAGAAATAGGTGTTGCTAGAGTATATGATTTCAAATTAGATTCTGGATCATATAATTCTAATAATCCACAATTGAATGAATGGAATATTTCTTTATATGATATTCAGACAATAACTGAAATCACTCTTAATGAACCAATAACATTATCAACTCCCACTTTTATAAAAGGAAAATATAGTGGAGCCACTGCTTTTCTTAAAAGTTCCGTTTCTGCCGGAACTGCTTTAACTGTATACGAAAAAACAGGACAATTTTCAACAAATGAACCATTTATATTTGATGGAATTGAAAATACAAGAGTAGCAATTGCAGTAACATCTTATAGTATATCTGATGTACAATCTGTTTTTAGTAGAGTTGGAACCGCTGCTACTTTTTCTGCAGATACAATTCAATCCGAATCTTTTACAATTGGTATTGCAACTATAAGTGCATATAATTCTCTTGGAATTAGTACAATAACCAGCACTAATCCCATATTTACTTCCAAATTAAAACCAAATAATCTGTTGAAGTTTAGTAATCAAATTTCACCAGATCCAGTGTTTGCTTCAGTTGTGAGTGTTGGAGCAACCCTAGTAACAATTTCTGGTATCACAACAGTATCTGGAATTTGCCAAGGAATGTTGCCATCTTCGACTTTACAAGTATCAGATTTAAAATTAATAACAACAAATCTCGAAAGTTCTTCAGATAATTCATACTACACTATTTTACCAAAATCAAATGTATCTTCAGTTGATTTGACTGATGCATCTTTAACAATTAGAAAATCTTACTCTGTTAATATTTCCGGAAATCAATTATCTACAAATGTTCTTGCTGGGACTAATGAGACATTTTTACCTTTTGATTCAGAAAGATATCTCTTAATACGATCTGATGGAACAACAGAACCATTAACTGCAGATAAAGTTTCTATAACTAATAGTTCATCTCAGATTCAAATTTATAATTTAGGCACAGATGGCACTAATGCTACATTAATTGCGACTCTCAAAAAAATTAAACCAAAGTCAAAAATAAAAATTAAAAATAGAGTTAATACCCTTACAATTGATAAATCAAAGTATTCATCCTCTGGCATTGGTTCCACTACACTAAATGATGGACTAACTTATGGAAAATACCCATATGGAACAAGAGTTCAAGATGAAAATATTTCACTAAATTCTCCAGATATTATAGAAATTCATGCAATATATGAATCTACAGATATTTCAAGTCCATCAGCTCCTACAATGGAATTGTCTTCCATTACAGGTCCTACAGGAAAAACATCTGACATAATAATTGGCGAAATTTTAACAGGACAAACAAGTGGAGCTGTTGCTATTTGTGCGGAAAGAATTACAGACTCTCAAATTACTTTTATTATTAAAAATAATACAAACTTTAAAGAAGGAGAAGTTATAGTATTTTCTGAATCTAATATTCAAGCAGTTGTTACGACTTTAAATACTACAAGTATCAATGTTTCCTTTAATTATACATATTCCAATGGACAAAATGCTTCTTTTTATGACTATGGAGTAATCAATAGAAAATCTGGTTTTAAAGAGGCATCTAGAAAATTAAAAATATATTTTTCAAATGGTTATTATCAATCTACAGATGATGGAGATATAACAACTGTAGAGTCTTATTCTGGTTTTGATTATATAAGAGAGATACAGACAGTAAATTCTACTAGAAATACTGATATTATCGACATCAGACCAAGAGTTTCTCCTTATACTACTTTAGAAAGTTCTCCATCACCATTAGAATTTTATGGGAGAACTTTTAATTCTTCCGGAAATTCTGCTGCAAATATTTTAGCTTCTAATGAATCTATCATAACTAATTTCTCTTTCTACTTAGGAAGAATTGATAGAGTCTATTTGACTAAAGATGGAAAATTCCAAGTAAAATATGGAACACCATCAGAAAAACCAGAAAAACCAGTGTCTGTTGATGATGCTCTAGAAATAGCGTCAATTTCTCTACCACCATATCTTTATGATGTGTCACAATCTTCTATAACTTTCTTAGAACATAAAAGATATAGAATGGTTGATATTAAACAACTTGAGAATAGAATTAGAACTTTAGAATATTATACATCATTATCATTATTAGAAACAAATACTTCCAATCTATTTGTTCCAGATGCTTCTGGACTTAATAGATTTAAATCAGGATTTTTTGTTGATAACTTCACATCTCTTCTTGCACAAGAAAATTCATTTGAATTTAAGAATAGTATTGATATAAAAAATAAAGAATTAAGACCTCAACATTATACAGATTCAATTGATTTAATTGCTGGTCCTGTTACAAATGTAGATCCTAATAGAGATTTGGCATTTGCTACTCCAGAAGGAACTAACATTAAAAAAACTGGAGATACAATTACTTTAAATTATTCCGAAGTTGAATGGTTAAAACAAACTTTTGCAACTAGAGCAGAAAGTGTTACTCCATTCCTAGTTAGTTTTTGGCAAGGTTCAGTTGAACTCAGTCCAGCATCTGATACTTGGGTAGATACTGTTAGATTGGAAGCAAAAATTATTAATACTGAAGGAAACTATGCCGAAACTCTTGCTTTGGCTTCAAGAACACTAAATGTAGATCCTCAAACAGGACTTTCCCCAACAATTTGGAATGCTTGGGAAACTAGTTGGACTGGTCAAGAAGTCATAGAAAACACAAGAGAAAGGACAGAAACTACAAATAGCGGCGGTCGTTGGGGACAAAGAGGACTACGTGGAAATGGAGATCTAACCGGTGGAGAATGGATAACAGAATCTACAACAACCGTATTTAAAGATACCTTAAGAGAAGTTAGAGATACTGGAGTTCAAACTAGAACTGGAAATAGAACTATAGTTACCGAACAATTCGATAATACTTCGGTTGGAGATAGAGTTGTAAGTAGAAATTTGATTTCATTCATGAGATCAAGAAATGTTCAATTTGTTGCTAAAAAAGTTAAACCCTCAACTCAACTATATGCGTTCTTTGATGGTGTAAATGTAACAAAATATTGTGTACCAAAACTTTTAGAAATTAATATGATTTCTGGTGTTTTCCAAGTTGGAGAAACCGTGACAGGGAGGGTAAGACCTACTGGATTAACTTCATTGGATTTTGAAAATAATAACCCTTCAATTACTTTTAGATTAGCGCAGGCAAATCATAAAGAAGGGCAGTATAATCTTCCAGAAAAAGTCTTTACCATAAACCCATATAATTCGCAGTCGTTATCTTCAACTTATTCATCAACATCAACTGTATTAAATATTGATACATTCTCACTTTCCAATCAACCAGAAGGAGGATTCTCTGGTTGGGTTGAACCAGATATGATTCTTGTTGGACAAACAAGTGGAGCTCAAGCAACAATTTCGGATGTCAGATTAATTTCTGACATTTCTGCTACTTTGATTGGAAGTTTCTATATCCCAAATCCAAATCAAACCAATAATCCTCGTTTTGAAACTGGAAATAAAGTTTTTACTTTAATCAACAATATTTCAAACGATCAAAACAATGCGACAACTATTGCGGAAGAAGGATTTGTTTCTAGTGGAACAATAGAAACCGTTCAAGAAAATATTATTTCAGTAAGAAATGCAAGAATTGAAAACAAGAGAGAATTTGAAGAGAGAGCTACTTCTAGAACAACAGGAACTCAAGTCATATCAACTCAGGCAATTTCTTCATCAACAAGAACAAATGTTGATATTGTTTGGTACGATCCTTTAGCTCAATCATTCTTAGTTGAAGATGAAACTGGAGTATTTTTAACAAAGTGTGAAGTTTTCTTTAGTTCAAAAGATGATTTAGATATACCAGTTACTTTCCAATTAAGAACCATGCAAGGTGGATTCCCAACTCAAAGGGTAATTCCATTTTCTGAAGTTATTTTAAATCCATCTGACGTTAACGTATCTGCAGATGGCTCTGTTCCAACTACATTTACGTTTAAATCTCCTGTTTACTTAGAGGGTGGAACAGAATATTGTGTATGCCTAGCATCGTTATCAACAAAATATAGTGTTTATATTTCAAGAGTTGGTGAAAATGATTTAATTACACAAACCTTTATTTCTAATCAACCCTATCTTGGCTCATTGTTTAAATCGCAAAATGCGTCTACTTGGGAACCAAGTCAGTGGGAAGATCTTAAATTTACTTTATATCGAGCAGAATTTGTTTCAAACGGATCAGTTGAATTTTATAATCCAGAACTTTCTTTAGGGAATAATGAAATTGCTACTCTAATGCCAAATTCATTGAATTTAAATTCAAGAACAATCCGAGTTGGACTTGGCTCAACATTGCAAGATTCGTCATTAACACTAGGAAATACTATTTTACAACAAGGAACTAATGCTACAGGAAATTATGTAGGAAATGCTGGTATTGCAACAGGAACTTTGAATATTATCAATGCTGGAATTGGTTATACACCATCTTCGGGAACATATCAATTTAACGGTGTTCCTTTGACAAATATCACTAGTGTTGGAAGAAATGCAAAGGCAAATATTACAATTACAAATGGAGTTGCTGTTGCCGCGACAATTTCAGAATCAGGAACTGGTTATGTTGTTGGCGATGTTCTTGGAATTGGAACTATAGGAAACAACTCTTTAGGAACAAATGCGAGACTTTCAATTGTTTCTATAGCAAATACAAGTGAATTAATATTAGATAATGTTCAAGGTGATTTTGTAATTTCTGGTATAGGAAATACGGTACAGTATATTAACAATTCGGGATTAACTACAACTTTAAATAGTTCTTCTGGAGGAAACGTTCAAATTTCAGAAATTAATGTTGTTAACGATGGACTTCATATTTTAGTTAATCATAAAAATCATGGAATGTATTTCGACACAAATTATGTAACAATTTCAGATGTCCAGTCGGATATTGTTCCAACAAAACTTTCTGTTGCATATGATTCTACATCAACTTCTCCAATATCTATTGATAGTGTTACAAATTTCACAACCTTCGAAAATGTAGGAATTGCAACGACAAATGTCGGATATGTCCTAATAGGCGATGAAATTATTTCTTATACATCTACTTCTACTGGAACTCTTGGAGGAATCATATCCAGATCTATAGACGGTACTATTGCAAAAAATTATCCCGTAGGAACTCCAGTTTACAAGTACGAGTTGGGTGGAGTTTCTTTAAGGAGAATTAATAAAACTCATAATCTAGATGATGTTACAATATCTAATCCTATTACTTTTGATTCTTATAATATAAAATTAGATATGAGTTCAAATGGAGTAGATAGAAGTGTAGGAATAAGTCATCCAAAACTTTATATTAATAAAACAAAAACAACAGGTGGGTACAATACAAAAGCAACCCAAAATATACCTTTTGAAGTAATAACTCCAGTGGTTCAAAATCTAACTGTTCAAGGGACTTCAATTAGTGCCGAAGTTAGAACGGTATCTGGAGCAAGTATTAGTGGAAATGAAATTCCTTTTGTAGATCAAGGATTTGAAACTGTATCTCTTAATAAAACAAATTATCTTTCAAATCCAAGAATTATTTGTTCAAAAATTAATGAAACCAATAAACTTTCATCTTTACCTGGAAATAAATCATTAAATCTCAGAATTACTTTAGATTCAACTGATTCAAGAGTAACTCCAATTATTGATACCCAAAGAATTAGCACAATTCTAACTTCTAATAGGGTTAATAGTGTTATTTCTGATTATACCACAGATAATAGAGTTAATACTATAGGTGAAGATCCAACTGCTTTCCAATATCTATCAAAAGAAATTGTTTTGGAAAATCCAGCAACTTCATTAAAAATCCTTGTGAATGCTCACACTAATTTGTATTCGAATATAAGAGCATTTTATGCAATTAGCGAAACAGAAGATTTTATTCCTATTTTTGTTCCCTTCCCAGGATTTAACAATTTAAATGAGAGAGGACAAATAATAGATATTGCAAATAATGATGGTTTATCTGATGTATATGTCTCTCCCTCAACTAATGTTGGGTTCTTACCAACAGAAATTGAATACAAAGAACATACTTTTACTGCAGACGATTTACCCTCCTTCAAGTCATACAGAATAAAATTAATTATGACATCAACCAATCAAGTTTACGTGCCAAGGATGAAAGATTTGAGAGTTATAGCTTTAGCATAATATGGATTATTTAAAAGTTGAAGGGCATACTCATCTCTATCGAGATCCAAAAACTAATTCAATTATAAATCGAAATATGACTGAATATCAAGAATATGTATCTAGAAAAAATATGAAAAACGAAGAGAATCAAAAGATACAAAATCTTGAGTCTGATCTTGCTAATATTAAAGATGATATTGACGAAATAAAAAATTTACTAAGGAGATTAGCAAATGAATCCAGATGACATTGAATTAGAAAATTTATCTAAAAACTTTGAATATACAAAGGCATGTATAGAAATTGATTCTATCGATGATGTTGAAGATTTGAGAACTATAAGTAAAGCCTACATGAAACTTTACTTGAAACAACAAGAAGTTATATCTAGTCTAGCATCAAGTTTCTAATAAATATTTTGAGAGATAGAAAAAATGGCGCAACCATCTACTAGACAAGAATTAATAGACTATTGTAAGAGAAAACTGGGTGCGCCCGTTTTGGAGATAAATGTTGCCGATGAACAAATAGAAGACTTAGTTGATGATGCTGTTCAATTTTTCCAAGAAAGACATTTTGATGGAGTTTATCCAACATTTTATAAGTATCAAATAACTCAAGAAGATGTTGATAGGGGAAGAGCAAGACCAACTGGTGGAGTTGGAATTGCATCAACATCAGCAACAGCAAACATAGTTGGGACAGCAACTACTTTCAATTACTATGAAAATAGTAATTATTTGCAAATCCCACCTAATATAATTGGAGTTAACAAAATTTTTACTTTTGATGGTTCAAATACTATAACTCATAATATGTTCAGTGTCAAATATCAATTATTCTTAAATGATATTTATTATTGGGGAACAACTGAATTATTAAGTTATGCGATGGTAAAAACATATTTGGAAGATTTAGATTTTCTCCTAAACACACAAAAACAAATAAGATTTAATAAAAGGCAAGATAGATTATATTTGGATATTGATTGGGGAAGCGTTAATGTGGGAAATTATTTCATAATTGATTGTTATTCAGTTTTAAATCCAAATGATTATGGGAGAGTTTGGAATGATTCATTCTTAAAACCATATCTCACTTCTCTCATCAAACGTCAATGGGGACAAAACTTGATTAAGTTTCAGGGAGTTAAATTACCTGGTGGTGTAGAACTGAATGGTAGACAAATATATGACGATGCTCAAAGAGAAATTGATATCTTGATGGAAAAAATGTCTAGTACATATGAACTTCCACCTCTGGATATGATAGGATAATGTTAAATCCATTCTTTTTACAAGGTTCTAAAACGGAACAAAGTTTAGTTCAAGATTTAATAAATGAACAATTAAGAATGTATGGTGTTGAAATTTATTATATTCCAAGAAAATACTTAACTAAAAACACAGTTATTAGCGAAGTAATTAGATCTAAATTTGATGATTCGTATCCAATAGAAGCATATGTTGAAAATTATGAAGGATACGGAGCAAATACCACCTTAATGTCCAAATTTGGAATTCAGGCATTAAATGAATTAACAATCACTCTATCAAAAGAAAGATTTGAAAATTATATAAGTCCCTTAATAAAAAATATACCTAACATTGAATTATCAACTCGCCCTAAAGAGGGTGATTTAGTATATTTTCCTCTTGGAGATAGACTTTTTGAAGTTAAATTTGTAGAGCACGAAAAACCATTTTATCAATTACAAAAAACATATGTTTACACTCTAACGTGTGAACTATTCAGATATGAAGATGAAGTTCTTGATACTAGTATTCCAGAGATAGACGATAGTGTTGATATAGAATCAAATTTACAAACTTTGACATTGGTTGCAGCAGGAACAACGGCAACTGCTTTGACATCTATTGTTAATGGTGCAGTTACTTCAATTATAGTAACAAATCGAGGAGAAAAATATACATCTGCTCCAGTTGTTGCTATTTCTTCGTCTCCATCTCCTGGTGGTACAGCAGTTGGAATAGCAACACTAATTAGTGGATTGATTAATTGTGATGGAACAGAAGTTGGTTCAAAAGTACAAGGAGTTCAAATTGTCAATCCAGGATATGGATATACTGTTGCTCCTGGTATTGTTTTCATTGGGGGAGGAGGAACTGGGGCAATAGCCACAACAAGAATTTCAAATCAAGCTATTGGAATAGTAACAATTACAAGCGGAGGTTCTGGATATACTACAGCACCTTCAATTACATTTAGCTCTCCTGGTATTGGAACAACAGCTATTGGTGTGGCAGTTGTAAGTTCTGCGGGAACAATTAGTGCTATTAGAATTATTAACGCTGGTTCTGGATATGCATCTGCGCCAACAATTACTATTGGAAGTCCATATATGATTGGAGTTGGCACATATATTCCCAATGAAACAATTACCGGCAGCAATAGTGGAACTACAGCTATCGTAAAATCTTGGAATTCTGTTACAGGTGCTTTGCAAATATTCAATTCAATTGGAAATTTCTCTATTGGAGAAACAATAACTGGAACAGGTAGTAGTGCGTCATATCAATTAAAATCTATACAGGAATTTAATACGGTTAATGCATATCCACAAAATAATGAGATAGAACTTGAGGGTGATGAAATTTTAGATTTCACAGAATCAAATCCTTTTGGAAATCCATAACATAAATACATTTAACACTAAATTGAAAATATAGGTAGGGATATAATAGTATGTTTGAATATTTTTATCACGAAATATTAAGAAGAACTGTAATTTCTTTTGGAAACCTTTTCAATGACATTGAAATAAGACATAAAGATTCTTCTGGAAATGTTCAAAGCACTGTTAAAGTACCTCTTGCATACGGTCCAACACAAAAATTCTTGGCTAGACTTGAGCAATCTCCAAATTTGAACAAACCTGTTCAAATTACTCTACCAAGAATGTCGTTTGAATTTGTCGGATTAACTTATGATGGAAGCAGAAAAGTTACAACCACTCAAACATTTATTACTTCAATTGCAGGAGTTGGTACTGATGTAAGAAAAGCTTACATGCCAGTTCCATATAATATGACATTTGAGTTGTCAATTTATACAAAACTCAATGATGATATGCTCCAAATTGTAGAACAAATTTTACCCTATTTTCAACCATCTTATAATTTATCAGTTAATCTAGTAGAATCTATTGGTGAAAAACGTGACATTCCTGTAGTTCTTGAAAGTATATCCATGCAAGATGACTATGAAGGAGATTTTACAACCAGAAGGTCATTAGTTTATACATTAAGATTTACTGCAAAAACTTACTTATTTGGACCTATTTCTTCTTCAGCATCCGCAGCAAAGGATATTATCAAAAGAGTTTCTGTCAGTTATATTTCTGGAGATGTTACAAAAACTCCAACGAGAGAACTCACATATGCGGTTGAACCAAGAGCAATACAGAGTTATACAAATAATGTAGTAACTAACTTATCTCAAGATATTTCGGACAGCACAACTCAAATAACTGTTAATGATTCTTCTTCTATTGCAGAAAATGTTTATATTGTAATAAATGATGAGGAAATGTATGTTGATACTAAATCTGGAAATGTTCTGACAGTTAAAAGAGGAGCCGATGGTACAACTAAACAATCTCATGTATCTGGAGCGGAAATCAAACTTATCACTACTGCAGATAATAGTTTAATTGAAATTGGAGATGATTTTGGATTTAGCGATTCGCTATGAAAATGACTAAAAAGTACGATAAATTAAATGATACTTTTAACGTGTCTGGAGAGATTATTTCTTCAGATGTTGAAACTTCTATTGAAAAAGTTGAGGCAATATCTTCATCTATAGATGATGTTAAAAAAGATTATGAATATACAAGAGGTAATTTATATTCTTTAATTGAAAAGGGGCAAGAAGCAATCAATGGCATTCTAGAACTTGCTCAAGAAAGTGAAATGCCAAGAGCTTATGAGGTAGCTGGACAATTAATTAAAAATGTAGCAGATGCAACTGATAAATTAATGGATTTGCAAAAGAAACTTAAAGACATTGAAGAAGAAAAAACATCTAAAGGTCCAACAACTGTTAATAATGCTCTTTTTGTAGGTTCTACAGCAGAGTTGGCAAAACTTCTTAAGCAACAAGCAGAAAATGAAAACCTTTAAACAGTTTCAAGAAGATTGGACTAATAAATATAAAAAGAGTATTGATTGCTCCAACCCAAAAGGGTTTTCTCAACGTGCCCATTGTGCGGGAAGAAAAAAAAGAGCAAAAGGTGAGCAGACTAAATCAAAACCAGTTGAATAATGCCAAAGTTAAAGACACATAAAACAGTTGAGCAAATTGCTAAGAAGCATCGTCTTGATGTGTCTTTTATTCAAAAGCAACTTGATATGGGTGAACCGATTGAGCATGAACATACTAAAGATCATGAACTTGCAATGGACATTGCTCTGCAACATCTTGACGAAATACCAGACTACTACACTCGTTTGAAGAAGATGGAAGCATCTGCAAAAAAAGAACATAAAAAATTTAAAGATGTAAAAATTGATGAAGCAGGTTCTTTGCATCATTGGTTTCAAGGTTCTAGTGGAAAAACAAAGTCGGGCAAAAGAGTAAAGGGATGGGTTCAAGCAGATGGTTCTCCATGTGCCAATGAACCAGGCGAAACTAAAACACCAAAATGTTTTAGTAGTGCAAGACTTGCAGCATTAAGAAGGAAGGGTAAAAAAGGAGAATCAATAATTAAATCAGCAGTTCGTAGAAAGCGTCAAGAAGATCCAGGACAGCAATCAAAATCTGGAGCATCAAAACCAACTAACGTTCCAACCTTTGCTAAGGGTAGAAAAAGCAAAGATTATGTAAAACCAGAACCAGGACTCAAGGAAACTATGGAAATCAAAGAAGCACAAAAAGATAAACCTGGAAAGGGTAGTGGAACTAAAGATGCGTGTTACCATAAAGTAAAATCACGTTACAGTGTTTGGCCTAGCGCATATGCTTCTGGAGCACTAGTTAAGTGTCGTAAAGTTGGAGCAGACAACTGGGGAACAAAATCGGAGGCAACTATGCACGAAGAAGAAAGATATTGTCCTTTATGCGATAAGAGAGAAACTAGATCTGAATGTTCTTATGGTGGAAAAGCATGGGATAAAGTTTCCGTAAAAGATCATGAATACTCAATGGTGCGTTCAGAACTTCAAACTCTCATGAGTGCTGCAGAAAGAATTCAAAAAAAAGTTGGTAAGGGTGAAGGTAGTTTAGAAGCATGGGTTCAGTCAAAGATTACTAAGGCGGCAGATTATATTGATACTGCAGCGGATTATATTGATAGTGGGGAGATGGAAGAAGCAGTTGGTTATACAATTAATCCATCTGCCCATAAAACAGCACAAAAGAGAGAAAAAATTAGAACATTAACAACACGGGGAGTTGGTGGAGAACAACAAGTAGCAAAAACAAAATTAGGACAAACAGCAGAACTTCCAAAAGTAAGAGAAGAAAATTTAGTTGATAAGATTAAAGGTGAGATTGTAATTGAAAAATGTTGGACTGGATATAAAAGAAAAAAAGGAACTTCGGAATTTGAAAAAGGTTCTTGCGTTAAAGCAGAAAATGTAACTATTGAAGATGCAAATGGAAATACTTTTGCCGAAGTTGTAGATTTAATTAAACCAGAACCAATCAAAGGATTTAAATCTCAAGTTGATGAAGCAACACGCCTACAAGCACAAACAGGAAATATAATTGCAATTACTTTGTCCTGGAGAGGAAAGTATTACGGTATTCGCATGTTCTTTCCACAATCAAAACTTCCTACTCGTCAAGAAGTAACTGATGAGATTCAAAAAGTTTATCCAGGTGGAAGAGTAGTATATCATTCAATT